CTTACAAAAATTAATGAATGGCAATAACCCACAGAGTGTCATGCTTGAGCAAACTAGAGGTTTGAAAGCAAAATGGGAAAAAACTGGTTTGCTTGAAGGAGTAAAATCAGAAACAACTAAGCATGGTATGGCAGTATTGCTAGAAAACCAAGCAAAACAATTATTGGATGAAGCTACCAGAACTGGTACATCAGGTGGTTCGGAAGAATGGGCAGGTGTTGCACTTCCATTGGTAAGAAGAGTATTCGGTTCTATCGCAGCGAAAGAATTCGTTTCGGTTCAACCAATGAACTTACCATCAGGTCTTATTTTCTACATGGACTTCAAATATGGTACTAACCCAGCGGGTAACCCTGACTTTACAGGTTCTTCTTTGTTCGGTACTGGTGGAACTTTTGGTAAAGATTCTTTATCTCCAGCAGGTAACAAATTAGGTTCAACTCAAGCAACCGAAGGTGGTTTATATGGTGCAGGTAGATTTGGATACACAATCAATAACGCTTCTTCTGCATCAGCAGTAACAATTGCATCTGCTTCTTTAGCAGATATTGATTATGATTTATCTATTTCGGCTGTTTCTACATCTTTTGCAGCTAACACTCTAAAGAAAATAAGTGTTCCTTTGCCAGCTGATTCTGATAATAATGGTGTTAGAGCATTTGAATTAACTTTAGCATCAGGTTCTAACATAGTTTTCTACCCTCAATATGTTACTAAGAATGGTACTAATGTTGAATTTGTTGCAAACCTAACAGGTACAGGTTCATCTGGTGTACAGGCTGCTACTTTGGTATATCACGTACAACCTACCGATATCTCTCGTGGTGACTTCGAAGATAGAGGTAACAACTTAGCAATTCCAGAAATCGAATTAGAATTGAAATCAGAGCCAATCGTTGCTAAAACTCGTAAGTTAAAAGCAATTTGGACTCCTGAATTGGCGCAAGATTTGAACGCATACCACTCTGTTGACGCAGAAGCGGAATTAACTCAAATGTTGTCTGAATACATCTCTTTAGAAATCGACTTAGAAATCTTAGAAATGTTACAACAAAATGCTTTCACAACTGAATATTGGTCAGCTAGAGTTGGATATGATTGGAATGGTGCTGGTTTCTCAATTGATTCTAATGCGGCTGCAGCTTCTGCATACCAAAAGAACACTTGGTTCCAGACTTTGGGTATTAAATTACAAAAAGTATCTAACAAAATTCACCAATTAACAATGAGAGGTGGAGCTAATTTCGTAGTAGTTTCTCCAAACGTTGCAACTATCTTAGAATCAATGAACGGATTCTCTGCTAATCCAGGGAAAGACGCTTTATCATTCGCAGCAGGTGTAAGTAACATTGGACAAATCTCAAATAGATACGATGTTTACAAAAACCCGTATATGACTGAGAACGTTATCTTAATGGGATTCAAAGGTTCTAACTTCTTCGAAACCGGAGCAGTTTACGCACCGTATGTACCATTGATTATGACTCCATTAGTGTACGACCCAACTAACTTCACTCCAAGACGTGGTGTTATGACTCGTTACGCTAAGAAATTAGTAAGACCAGAATTTTACGGTAAAGTATTAATTGAAGGTTTAGAAACTCTTTAATCTTAACAGATTAGAGTAATTCAAAAGGGGTAACGAAAGTTATCCCTTTTTTTATTTTAATATAATATTTATAGTAGTAAAACTATAAATTATTAGAATATGTCTTTAAATTTAAAATGGCCTGGCAGTGGTTCTGTCATCTCTGGCTCAACTCCATTTGGTCTGTATGATTCGGATACCGATTTCAAAAACGATGGACCAAAAACAGCCGGATGGTGTGCAAAACGGTTAGGGTATCCGATTGTAGATGTTGAAATGATTGATGAGCAATTTTATGCTTGTTTTGAAGAATCGGTTTCTGAATATTCGGCACAAGTAAATCAATTTAATCTTCGTAATAATTTAGATATTTTAAGAGGACAACCGAAAGGAAAAGTTACAAACTATTCACAAACATTGGTAGATGGTTCATTCTTACCAACTGCAGTTCGTATGGCACAACAATACGGAACTTTAGCAGGAGTTGGTGGTACAACTTCAATCAAAAAAGCTTATATAAATTTAGTTCCAGAACAACAAATTTATAATATAATGAGTGCATCGGTAGATGTGGAAACCTCTGCATCTTTTGCAACATTATTTACAGGCAGTTCTACGATTGATGTAACTAGAGTATTTCACGAAGCAACGCCCGCCATAACTAGATTTTTTGATCCATATTCAGTTGGGGCACAAGGAACTTTGAATTTAATAAGTGAATTGGGATTTGGAAGTTACTCACCTGCTGCACAATTCTTAATGATGCCTTTATATGAGGATGTATTAAGAATGCAACAAATTGAATTTAATGACCATATTAGAAAATCTGCACATACTTTTAATATAGTAGATAATAAATTAGAAATATTTCCAATACCAACAGAAGGTACATTATCAAAAGTATATTTTGAATATATGAGTAGAGATGAATTTGAACATGATTCTCAAACTATCCAAGGGGATTCACTTTCGGATTATTCTGATATTCCATACGATTTTATTCAATATTCAAATATAAACGATGTTGGTAAGCAATGGATTAGAAAATATACATTGGCACTTTCAAAAGAATTATTAGGTGCAATTAGAGAGAAATATTCATCTATTCCAATTCCAGATGCAGAAATCAGTTTAGATGGTGCGGCATTACGAGCAGAGGCACAGGTTGAAAAAGATAATTTAATTACACAACTTAGAGAGAATTTGGAAGAGATGAGTAGAAAGAATGTGTTTGAAAAACAAGCACATGAATCAGACCATCATCAGGATATGTTGAGAAAAGTTCCACTAAGATTATATGTAGGATAATATGCCAAAGTTCGTATCGGAAAGAGATGTTAATTTTTTCAAAAGTATAGCCAGAGAATTGGTAGATGTTGTTGTGCAGGTAGAAGTTGCACTATACAAATTAAATATTTACGAAAGTAAAATAAACATATACGGCGAATCTACTAATAAAACGTGGTATCAGGGAGTATCTTTATATGCAATGGTTGATAAAGATCCTGAAAATGTAGTATATGAAGGATTTGGTCCTGATAATTCTCAATTGATTACATTCAAATTTGACAAAGATTTATGTGAAGAAAGGGGTATATATCCGGAAATAGGTGATGTTATTATGTTTGATAACTCATACTATGAAATAGATAATACAAATGAAGTTCAATTTATTGGAGGACAGCCATATAATAATTACAGTATAGTTTGTACTACCTTTATGACACGTAAATCAAACTTAAATATTACAGAAAGAGTAAGATAATGGCAAATAGAGAGATAATTAGACCAGAGTTAAACAGAGCAAATCAAACTAAATACGAAAAGGGGGATATAAGACAATCCATAACCCTATTTGATATTGATTATGCTATGATGACTTATTTGGAAGATGTGATATTGCCTGATTTAGAAGATGGTGATGGTAGTACCGTTAGAATACCTGTAATATATGGTAATTCAGAAAGATGGAACGGTGCTAGAAAAGAAGGTATTTATAGAGATATAAAAGGGCAGATACAATTACCAATAATGATGTTAAGACGTTCATCTATTTCAAAAGATGATACTATGCCGTTACTAAATAGACATCTATCATATCCGACAGTAACCAAGTTTAATAAAAATAATAGATATGATAGGTTTAGTATCTTAAATGGAACAAAACCATCATATGAGTTATACGATATTGCTATGGCAAACTACGTTGATATAAGTTATGAATGTATGTGCTGGACATCGTATACCGAACATCTTAATAAAGTAATTGAGCAAATTGAGCATTCAACGCAATATTGGGGAGATAAGGATAAATTTAAATTTAGAACGCTAATAAATGATTACAACATCACCAATGAGGTGGGGGAGAATAGTGAAAGAGTAAATCGGCTTGAATTTACACTAAATGTAAAAGCGTATATACTTCCAGAAAAAGTTGATGGTGAAAGCTTAGTAAAAAAATCATTTTCTACAAAAAGAGTAGTAGTATCAACTGAAACAGATATAACCAGTGGAAACGGAAGATTGGAAGGGTTATTAACTACACCATCGCCATATTATGACAACAAAGATTTAATTGACTTTTTATCTTTAAATAACAGTAAAGTACAAAATCCTACAACAACTAATACTATAACATTTGCAAATGTAAAATTAATAAAAACACCCGCAACACTATCAAGTTTAGTAACGAGTGGTATAACCGTTGCGGATAAGTCATATGATGTTAAAGTTTATATAAATGGGGTTAGATATTATCAAACTACGCATTTTACCGTTTCAATATCATTAACAACCTTTACTATAAATTTTATTCCAGGAATATTCGCACAACCTGTTGATATTGCAGATCAAATTACAATAACAGGTAAATTTATTGATATTATATAATGAAACGAACCCTATTAGATATAACTAAACAAATAAGTAGAAGTCCAAAAAAAGTAAATTTAATAGCAAAAAATTTAGATGATACCAACTATTGGATTTTTGAAGCCAAGGGTTGGAGGTTTGTATCCATATTAAGAGAAATACAATATAGAACTACGCAAGATAGATTAACGGTCTATATAAACACACAATCTATAAGTGCAAGAGATTACATAGTTGAAGAAGTTGGTGGGGCGTTACTTTTGAAATTTATTAAAAGTAATTTTGAATATATATTGGAAAATGATGATTATATTGAAATTGAAGGAGATATAGAACAATATGCTTAAACAATTTAACTCAAATGCCAGAAAACTAAATAGAGTAATTCAGACGGTTAATACTAATAATCTAACGAATAGTGACTTAACAGGCAGTCTACTAAATATTGTAATACCAACTAATACTAAATTTGAATCAAATACTAAAAAATTAAATAGGGCAATTCAAACGGTTAATACTAATAATCTAACGAATAGTGATTTAACAGGTAGTCTACTAAATATCGAAATACCAACTAATACTAAATTTGAATCAAATACTAAAACTAATCCAAATCCGATTAAATTAGTAAATAATAAAACAAAAATATCAGATTTTTATAATGAGATTTTAGAATTTAGTGCAATGAGTGTAAAACGAGGAGTTGATTTATTTGATAATACTGGGTTTGGTAGTTTAACGATACAGAACGTTGCATTAGATTACGGTACAGAGGGTGCATCTTCTGAAAACTTTGAAGTATTGGTGTATGGGTTACATATTCCAGGCAATTATTCAATACAGCAAGTTGGAAATAATGTAGTAATAACTTTAAATGAATACTATATAGATTACGATGATGTAACACTTAATGATATATATGTTATAGGTAAATTGTTAGATATAGAATAAAAGATATTTATAGGATATGGCAACGTTAATAAGATTAAAACAAATAGAAAGTGGTTCTGCATTACAAACATCTGCAGCTATTGGTACTGATTTTTCACAATCGGTAATTGCTATTGTACAGGGTAATATTGCAGCTACTTTGCCTGATGGAATAATATCATCATCAGTTCAGGTTAATATTTTACAAACTACTAATTTTGCTGGATTTAGTTCATCTATTAATACTCAAATTAGTGCAAGTTCGGCAAATACACTTAATATTTCATCATCGGTAAATACTAGATTAACTAATTTGGAATCATTCAGTTCTTCATTAGATAACAGTTTTGCAACTGATATAGAATTATACCAAACATCATCTCAAATCATTGATCAGGGTGAATGGTAATGTAATAAAAAAATATATTGTATTTAATTCAAATTTACAATCAGTTTGATAAAAAAAAAGATATTTATAGATTGAATAACACAGAATAATCAAAAACTAAATATGGCACAAATCATTAAACACAGAAGGGGTAGTTTAGAATCCCTATCGGCTGTAACGGCATCTTTACAAAAAGGTGAAATTGTAATAGCATCGGGCTCATCTAACCTATCAGTAACAAATGGGGCATCAATTGTATTTGCAGTTCCTGAAAACGGACAAGTACAAGCCGTAAATAGAGTTTTGGTAGGTGCTAATGCACCAAATACATTTGCAGCGGGAACTTATAATGGAATGTTAAATGGAGTTCCTTACTACGCAAGTGGTAGTTCTACATTATATTTATTAGGTGAAGGTGCAAATAGTATTCCTGATTTAACAGGTAACATTAGTAATTTTAGTTCTTCGGTTTCCGCATCAATAAGTGCATTATCTGCATCAATTGGTGGTGGTAGTATTGGAGTAGCAGTAGCGGCATTAAATACATTTAGTGGTTCTACACTTATTAGATTAACTAATTTAGAATCAACTTCTGCAAGTGTAAATACTTCAATTACGGCTTTAAATAGTTCTTCTGCATCTCAACAAACAAGTATAGATGCATTGAATAGTTATACGAGTTCAAATACATCTACAACTGCATTAAATTCATTTACTCAATCAGCAGAAACTAGATTTACCGAAATTGGTGTAGTAAGTGGTAGTTTAATAGCATCAGCATCAACTGCTAAAACGACAAATGACTCACAAGGTGTTTCAATAACAAACTTAAATTCATTTAGTGCAAGTACAAACGCTTCACTTACAGAATTAAACTCATATTCATCTTCATTAAAAACTGCGTTTACTGCAAGTGGTGTTAATGTAACATTCAATGGTGATACGACCGTTAAAGGTAATTTATTCGTACAAGGTACTCAAACTATTGTTGATTCAACAACAATCAACTTAGGAGATAATATATTAACATTAAACGCTGCAGGAACATCTGATGGTGGTTTAATAGTAAGAGATGCAACAGGTGCATCAACTACTTCCGGTTCTTTACTTTGGGATGTAACTACCGATTACTGGAAAGCTGGTAAGGTAGGTTCTGAAAGTAAAGTAGCATTATTGGGTGGTGACAATCTTGTTACTGCATCTCAACAAATACTTTTAACCCAAGTAAACGGATTTACCGATTATAGTGGTTCAGTTTCAGCATCATTAGCAGCAATTACTGCAAATGTTGGAGCAGGTGTTGGAGTTTCTATAACAAACTTAAACTCATTTAGTGCTTCTACATTAAGTAGATTAACTAGCATTGAATCATTCAGTTCTTCGGTATTAACTCAATTAACTGAAATTGGAGTAGTTAGTGGAAGTTTAATAGCTTCTGCATCAACTGCAAAAACAACAAATGACTCACAAGGAGTTTCAATAACAAATATAAATACATTTAGTGGTTCACAATTAACTCAAAATAGTACATTAGCAACTTATACGGGTTCGGTTGATACCCGTTTGACTGAAATTGGTGTAGTAAGTGGTTCATTGATATTATCAGCATCGGCAGCTAAAACTACAAATGATACACAAGATGGTAGATTAAATAACATCGAATCATTTAGTGCAAGTGTAAACACTTCTGTTACGGCGTTAAATAGTTCATCTGCATCTCAACAAACGAGTATTGATGCATTGAATTCATACACATCATCAAATACCTCAACAACTGCTCTAAACTCATTTACTCAATCGGCTGAAACTAGATTTACTGAAATTGGAGTAGTTAGTGGTTCGTTGATTTCTTCGGCATCAAACGCTGCAAGTAGATTAACTACATTAGAAGGTACTGGTACAATACAAGGGGTAGGTACTTCAAACAACGTAACATTTGCGAAAGTAACAACAACAGGCGATGTAGTAGTTGGTGGTGATTTAGTAGTACAAGGTAATACTGTAACATTAAATACCGCAACATTAATAGTTGAAGATAAACTAATCACATTAGCAAGTGGTTCAACTTCATCGGCAACCGCAGATGGTGGAGGTATTGAAATTGCTGGAGCAGGTGCAAACTTTATATACCAACACTCTACAACTGCATTTACTTCATCGGTAGCATTAATCGCACCGGCAGTAACATCTTCAATTAATTTGGGTACAGGGGCAGGTAGTTCTAAAAGAATAGCATTCCGAAATACAAACGGTAATTTGGATTTAGTTGCAACCGGTAGTATAAATGGGGATTTACTACAATGGGATGGTACTGATTTTATAATGAGTAACATAATAGATGGAGGTTCATTCTAAATATTAACCCCCCTCATTAAAAGGGGGGATTTTTTTTAAATTATTAATGAACAAACATATCAATCATAATGGCTACTAATAACAACAAAACGATAATATTACATAGGAGGTCACAAACATCTGGCTCCAGACCAACCGAAGCTACATTACGTGTAGGTGAAATTGGTGTGAATATTTATGATGGTAAGGCATTTTTACATAAATCCGGCTCTGTTGATACAATTGTAGATATTGTAGTAGCTGGTTCGGATACGGTAGGTTCAATTAACATATTAGGTACGGGTTCATTTGGTGAGTTAACCGTTACAAACGACATTAACGTTGGTAGTGATGTATTCGTAACGGGAGATATTGTTGGAAATGGTGATATTGATATTGCAGGGGCAGTATCCGCATCAATCGTTTCCGCATCCGTATTTATTGGTAGTGGTGCTCAATTGACAGGAGTTACCGCATCAATGAGACCAGATGATTTTGATTTCAACTCTGACCCATTTGCAGGAACAATTGGATACATACAAGCTAGTGGTTCTCTTTACAAAGTAGCAACTACTTCAACGGCAGTTGAATTTAGATATAACGATAACCCATTCGCAACTTTTCAAACAGGAAGTACATCACTTTATGGAATAGGAGATATACTTGCATTTAGTGGTTCGGTGGCAACAAGATTAGCAACTTTGGAATCGGGTTCAGATGCGGGCGAATTTTAATTACGATTATTAAAAAAATACATATTTATAAAGGTACTATATAGTACCTTTTTTTTTGTTACATAACTCAAACTAAATATAGACCATACATATGGCTCAAAGCATTATACTAAAGCGTTCATCGCTACCTGGGAAAGTACCCGATACCGGCTCTTTAAACGTTGGTGAAATAGCAATAAATACCTATGATGGTAAATTATTCATCAAACGATCCGGCAATCTAGATTCGATACAAGGAATACTAGTAACAAACTCAACTACAACAGGTTCAATATCTTTAACCCAAACGGGTTCATTTTCGGAATTAGTAGTAACGCAAGATGCCAATATTAGTAGAGATTTATATGTAACAAATGATATTATTGGTGCTGGAGATATTGACATTAGTGGAAATATTACCGGTAGTTCCGCATTATTAAGTGGAAGTTTAATATTAACTGGTTCTCAAACTATTACAAACGATTTGACTGTTTTAGGAACAGTTAATGCAAGACAATTCAATATATCGGTAATTTCTTCATCTGTCCTTTTTGAAAGTGGCAGTTCCAGATTTGGTAATACATCAGACGA